CCCCTTATCCACCATTGCTGATGGACGGAATAGTTTTGGACTATCTGCTGGCTACAGCCTTGTCTGCCTAAGCTTCTCGCGGGGAGTTTTTAAATTAGGGCGCCCCGTCTCTTCTGAGAACGTGAAAAACACAAAGAAAAACCATCCATGCCCTTGAAGGCACTGTTCCCCTCGAAAGGGGGGTTGGTCAACGCACTCAGTTGCACGATTCGTCGTGCTCGGCTGAACCGAGTGTCAAGAGGAGAAAGGGAGGTATGCGAGTGATCCAGTTATCAGAGGATTTGGATCATCGTTTTTGGATTTTAGGTTTTTTCCCAGTTTTTGGGCAAGTGCATAGCCCAATGTAATCAAAGCACGGAAGCAACAGCATTCGCGACCCGTGCATAGGGAGCAGCTGCAGGAAAGACTGAGGATATGGCAGTAAGGAGTCCTGGACCAACTTTGAGAGCGGTTTTGCCAATGTTCGAAACGAACCTCGCAATGTCACTCCAATGCAGAGGATTTTCGTGGAACTGAGGCAGATACCTGAGTTGGTCCATTGCTTCTAAGAAAGCGAAAGTAGATAAATTGGATTCGGAACGTTGCACCCAAGTGTCCAGCGTGGTATATTCAAGGTGCCAGAAGCACACCACGTTGGCCAATCCTCCGGGATAAACACCAGCGACAGCAGGAACGGTCGCCGACACGATCAGCCAGCCGCCAGGTGGTTGGATTGGCGGGAGCTGATATGCCGTGACCGCACCATTGACACTGGTGAATCGTCCTTCCATATCATAATCATTCGCTGAAGAAGGTCTGTGAAAACCGTATAGGCCTTTCTTCAAGTCCCCAGTGTAGTTGCCTGCCGACGTCTGCACCGTGTCGAGGGCGCAAGATTCATACCAAAATTGGTTAGTCGGAAGCTGCACAGCGGAGATCATGCCACCCTCATACATCTGCGGCGATCGCTCAGAGAACAAAATTGCGGCTGAATTAACCCGAGCTGATGTCAACATGTTGCTCTTACCCGTGAACCCTGGAATGGGCTCAATGGCGTAAAAGTCTGTAAGGCCCGTAATCTGTGCGGTCACCGATGAAACAGATGACGACGCACTTTGCAAAACTAGCTCGAAAGCATAGTAGTTGGGCACTGACATTGCAACTGCGACCGTAGTGGCCACAGTGCACCCTTGGGAAATCAGCAGTATCCAGACGCCTCGGTCCCAGCCATACACATTGAGACAATCAGTCACCGCGAAATTCGCGTTACCAGTAAGCGTAAAAGTTGCGTTGTTACCTGAATTGGCATTGACCCAGACCGCTGAAAGCCCAAGATCATTGTGGGCGTAGTGACAGGGGTCTAAGTGTTGTGCAATCAGGGAAGCAGGCGCTGTTACTTTGGTATACACGATCGGCAGTGGAAATCTTGACTCTGATTCGGTAACCACTCGTGTCGGCAAGCCGCAAGTTGTACTGATCCCAACAGAATAGGAATCAAAGTAAACTGCCTGCGTCCAAGCTCCAGGGGCCTTAATCTGATGGATATAGGCATGGAATGGATCGCGCGATATCGCGGCAAAGCCAGCACCAGTTGGGGTATTCGAAGTATTTGTGTTAGCTACGGAGAAGTCAATATTGAGGTTAGCAAACGGTTTCGAAACCACAGTCGGAACTGCCACTCCCACAGGAAGGCGAATCGGTTCCGAGTCGGATGGCATCGATAGAGATAGTACTATGTTTTTCATTTCGTTGCTTAACGACAATTTCGAGAACGATCTTGCAAACCCCGAATCCTTCGGGCCGCGTACTTTCGCTCTCAACTCCTGGTACCGTGGGTGTCTCGAGGACATCTGGTTGTTCAGTTGATTGATCGAGTCCCAATTGCTCTTGTGCTTGTACCCTGGTACTGTCAACAATCTCGAGTTCTTGTGATGGACTGGCATTGAAACCACAACCTGCTGTCGTTGTTTCTTGTGTTTTTTCGGCTGCCGTTGTTTGCGCTGTCCTTTCTCGATGATTGTAACGTTGGGCATTATATCCAAAATATGAATAAGGATTTAGAGCAATGATGTTTGTTTGGAAAACCTTTGTATCCGATGCGGTGGTCCAGTGAGATCAAAATTTTCTTCTCACCGCAAGAGTGAAGGTGACACGCCAACCTGGAAAGCAGCTTACGCTGCCCACTTTCTGAGAGTGATTTCGGCCGGTCAATTAAGCAATGGTGCCAGACGACGGTATGTCGAATCAGCGCGTGTTGACTGTCGTCAGTTAGGCGTAAAGCCCCCCTATTGCTCCATGTAGGACGCCTATGTCCTCCTTCACTTAGAACCCGGCGTGCACGAAGATGCGCTCCAGCACCTCCGCGTACATCGCACGGTGTTCATCCACTCGCAACCCCTCCAAGTCCTCCGGACGGACGCCATAACGGGAGTTGAAATCTATCCTGGCGTCGTCTCGGAACCGGCTCAATCCTTCCACCTTCCTGTTCTCGCTCAACAGATGGTGAGTGCTCTGGGCGCTTGCGGTCCCGAAGATGTTCTCAAATCCCGGGACCCCTGAATAGACGGCCGCGGCCGCCTGTGAGCACTCCTTCAACCACCTCTGAGGTGAAGGCTGGAAGTCTAAGCTCCACCCGAATTTGGTGAGCATGCGGCCAGGCTCTGGGGTGAGCTTGTACATGGTTGGGCCGCAGCGGGTCTGCTCCTCCACGATTGGGGAGAAGTAGGAGCTTAGGAATTTCACTCGGCTCAAGGTTTCCACTTTAACCTTGAGCTCATGTCCAAGCAAGCGCCCTGCCTCTCTGATGAAGGGGGCTGCATCGTACCTGGGATCATGTGCGAAGACACTATCGTCTCCCGCAACAATGAACTTACAGCACTCCTCGGGGATTCCCGCCAATCTGGAAGCCAGCCAAAGGATACCGATGTTCACGAGTGAATTCAACAAGGTGGTGAACGTCGAGCCGGATTTCATCGTTCCGTCCACCTTGAACCGGGTCCCATCCCGGAGTTTTGTGGGTGAGTCTCGTTGGGCGAGGACCGCCTCACGGACCCACCATGGAGCATGGCGCATGCTCCCAAGGATGTTCGCCAACATGTTGAACCAACTGGCGTTTTGATGCCCGTCATACTTGGAGGCATCCGCTTCAACAAAAACCCAGTCGGCCGGCACATTGGTCATCCAGACCCCAATCTCTGTCGCGTTATAACCTGACCCCAGCGTCATCGATGAGCTCAAACCGAGCCTTTTCTTCATCGCTCCGTACATCGACTGCACGGCTGGCCCTGTCAAACAGTTGGCCAATGGGGTGAGGTGTTGAATGGCGCGAGTCGAATGTGGTTCGACTGCCCAATCTCCAGACCAAAGATTGTGTGGAAACAAGTTCCACTGTGGATCTTCCACCACCTCGTCTAGCCCAGTTGTGCGTTTTGTGAGCAGTTCACGCTTGCCGAAAGCGGTGAATTCACTGAGCTGTTTGATCCTCTCGGAAGTGAGGTGGGGGATGAGCTTCCGAAAGGCAGGAATGGCGTTCTGCATCTTGCGCCGTTGCTCTGGGCGTAATTTGGAGTGGTAGGTCGTCAACCCATCACACTTTACGTCCCAGGAAGTGCAGAGCGTGGTCAGCATGTCTTGAACCATCTTCAGGCTCTTTTCATCGGCATGTTTTAGCTGACCCATCGACCGATTGAGGACCCCGTACATGGTGGCAGTCGAATTCTTGGAGTCCACCACAGGAATTCGCGAGAAAAGGGGGCCATAACAGAATGCTCCGAATTCATTGACCGCAGGTGCGATCTCCTTCGGAAGGGTCCAATTCGACGAAACGAACTGTGGACCCTCAGGGCGAGTTGAGCAAATGAGGACCGGAACATGGTCCAGCTTCAAGTCGCCAAACATTCCATTTCTACCACCCAAAACCGCGGTCCAGCGAACAGCCGAGCATAGGGGACACTTGTCGTGGTATGGCATGCCACAGACACATTTCCTCCTACTGTGAGGGCACAACATACACCGCTTCAGGGATCTGCCATGGTCGCAGATACGATCCCCTGGAAGACGGGAAATGTGGCTCTCACGCTCGGCTTGTTCGAGAACGGGATCACCGCCCCCTCAGAATTCGCCGAAATCGACGAATGCCGTGTTGGCACCGTCGAGTTCGGCTTGGCAGGCCACATCGAACAGAGTTTCCAATGGTTTAGTCATCTCATATTTATACCATTCTCCATGTTCGTTAACTGTTAGTGGCCCGTTTGAATCATCCTTGGGGATCGGATTTATTTCCGGAAATGCCTCTCGAAAGGCGTCGTGTCGTGGTACCGAATACGGCTGGCGGAAGACCCAGGTTGGTTCGTCCACTGAGGACGACTCTTGCGCTGGAAATGCAACCTGTGAGTTCACGGAACGGCCTCCGATCTTCGGGGGGAGGCAATAATAGCCATGCAACATAGTCGACCTTGGGGCAGTGCTCTTGACGCGCTCCCATTCGGAGTCCAGACGTTGCTTCCTGGCGCTGTAGATCCGAACAGTGGGGAACATGGCGTCCGTCACTCTCTGCCAAAGGGACCTGCGCTGGTCGTCCCATGCCGCAGCATGTCGCTCGCTAGCGTGCTGCGTCTTCAACCCGATGGTGATGCCCTCAAGGCGATCCCCCATCAGGACCAGGGCTTGCGAGGTGTTCCTCTCGCGAAGCTCTTCCACGAACCGGAGTCGGGTGGCCAAGCAGAGATCGGTGTACCAAAATGGATTGGTACTTGCTTTTTGGCGCACCTCGGTCCGGATTCCCAAGTTCCCCGAGTAAAGCTCCCGCCACGCACTCTCAAGCGCGTTGTCGTAATGGGAGGCGGCTTTCAAAGCTCCATCCTTCCCCTTGACATTCAAACTGAGGCCAGTCTCAAGGCCTCGGGCGAAAGCATACTGGAGAACTTCCCGAGCGATCCGCTTCAAGCGGATTTCCGGTGGAGCCGGAAATGGAACTTCAGCACGAGGCCGGAGTCGCTCGGGAATGGCCGCAATTGTGAAATCAAGGCGGTTGGGACGGTCGACTACTTGACGAAAATTCAAGACCATGGTTTGGATCTCGAACTCGCGGTCGAAAAACAACAACTGCCTGTTCCAATCTTCCTCTGCGGCAACTTGCTCGGCAATTTCACTTTGTGCTCTGAAGTTTCGGATCTTCTCATCTAGCACACCTTTCTGCAATTCGAACAACACCTTGCTGAGCTGGTGGTGCGATTCGAAACCTTCCCGCGCAATCTGGCCCATCATGCGGACAAGCGGTGCAGCTTGCGGGAATCGCCTGTTGTATTCATCCACCTCCAACTTCGTGCGCTGTTCAGTCGTCAGGGCCGGGACGGGCGGCGCTGGTGCGGCTGGAGTAACAAACGCAAAAGGAGGACGAACGGCGGCTGTTGGTGCTGCGGGTACGTTCACCGACGACCCAGGAACCACCAAACATGGAGGCTCCACATCAGGAGCGACCACGCCAGCCAGCACGATTCTCGGCAACAAAGGTTGACAGAGGCTTGACATTGAGGACTCACTCCTCACCTTGTCGGCCCACAACTCAACCGAAGCCGGAACAGGCGACGCTGGGACACGATCAGGCAACAACGGGGCACGCAGGTGAGTCAATGAAGGACGAGCCCTCACAACATCAGCCCACGAAACCCGTGAATCCTGACTCCCCGCACTGGGAGAAGAGGGTGCAGACCGGGGAGAACGGTCACCTCCACTCGCCGATGAATCCTGCACCACCGGGACTGCCTGTGTCACGGAAACCGAATCCGCGCAGGCCGTGCTGTTCCCAGGTATGCAAGACTGAGGGCCCACAGAAGCGGTCGACGGAACGACTGGGGGAGCCGGAGGAGGCGTTGGCGAGGCAGGAGCAACAGGAGAATTCGCAGCGGAGGGCGTGTTCGCCGCTTTCGCCGCTTCATCCAATTCCACAATCCTCGCGCACAAACGTGCGGTGTAACACGTTGGCGCAATGCATTGCAGGAAGTTGCGAGCACCCAATCCATGCTTCGCATACAACGCCTGCAAGCTGCGCTGCGTGTTTTCAACGCAAATCGCCTCTTCCTGCAACCTCGGATCAGTCTTCACCTTACCCACAACGGTCACTGCCCAGAAATGCCCCAAATGGCTAGCCATGCTCTCGTAGTCATCATACTGGCTCGTGTAGAGGAGAAACGCATTGTTCTCATCTTTGCCCAGGTTCTGCAAGATGACATCGTCCAGAGTGAAATAAGCGGTCTTAGTCTGCACCGTGATGGTGGTCAAGGGACTGAGCCGCATGAGGTCTGGATGCACGTACTTGGCCAAAACGATCGGGAGAGGTTCGAAGCCAGACTGTGAGCAGAATGCGGGATAGTCTTCAATGCAAGCGGGGCCTTGATTCGGACATTGCGTCTCATCGAGTGAGTGCAGAAACCGAATAGCATGCCACAAGCACGAGTTCTGTTGATCAGAACTTGAGACTTTCACAAACGCTCTTTGCCTAGCCAGAACTTCCAACGACCGTTGGACACACTGGTCAGCAGCCAAAGCGGATTTTGGTTGGTACTTCCGCGCCGCCGACTTGTCGATTTGCTTGCGCTGGGGGCGATGCGCCCCTCCCAACGCCTTGCCAGGCCCCCCGATGCGTCGGTAGGGGTGCTTGCACGGCTTGCCTCGAACCGTCCAGATGCCATTCCGACAATGGCCACCGTCTGGAAGAGAAGAGTCAAGTTGGCTGTCATCGAAATCGAGGATCCTCAAGGCATGCATCCCATCCTGAGATTCCACGATCGCAAAAACAATGGGGCCACTCCCGCCCTGCAGCCAGACGCCTCCAATTCGCATCAGGCAGGACAGGCCTTGTTCCCAAAGCCAATTACCCATGCATTCCACGCAGCTGGGGATCTCACATCCAAAATCCCATCTTGACCAGACTGCGCGTTGCAAGCAAGTCTCGTCGTCCGAGCTCTGCCAGCCATCGGACACGAAAAAGCTAAACCCCAGCTCGTGGAGCTCCTCATTAAACTTGCTAAGCACCTTGCGCGATGAACGCACATAGAGAGCATTGCAGAGGTTGAGGTAGTCACGGAGGGGGGAGGAGTGAATCAAGCCTTTCTGGAGCATCATAGTGCCCACTAGCGCTAGGCCATCATTTTCACACTCCACCACCCGGGTAGGTTCAGGCTCCGGGTGGTCCTCGTAGTAGCTCTCCTCGACTAGAAAGCTACACGGAAAATCAATCCCATGCGCGTCGAGAGCTTGCATCGTTGCCCAACGAACAGGAAGCTCGTCAGGCGCGCTGCTCGCAACGACGTCGGCAACACCCGCAACCTTTCGGCGGGGGGATTGGGCCACTCGAGCCTGGCCAAAGCTGCTGTCGGGTCCTATCTGGGAGGAAATAATCTCCAGTGGCCCGACAGCCGAAGGGACGCGCTCACTCATATCCTCATGAGCCGCGTTGGGCCCCGAGCGTACATCGCTAGGGGCAGAAGAAGATGGAGGACGAGAAGCGCTGGAAAAAGTCGGAAGAAATGCCTCGTCAGGGTCGCAGGAAAACAAGATAACCTCCGCCCCCTGTGTTGGAGGGGACTCGCGGGATGTCCCATTGGCTTGCGCCGGGAGGGGGGCCCCGCTGGGTGGGTCTGCTTCCACTGACGTGGGGTCAAAAAGACCCCCATCCGCTCCTGGGTTCGGTATGCTGCCGTCCCCTCTTGCGGAGGCCTGTCCCACAGGTCTTGGCACTACCATCCGGTTTCCGTGGCCACCGGTACAGGCGCCGTAGCTAACCTCAGCACCAGTGTGGGTCTCGAAACCTTCAAATCGACCCCGGGGGACACCCTCGGCGCTATCAGTCCCTTTGCGCTGGAGCTCACATGTGCCAACGATCTGGTCGTTCGAGACATGAGAACCGACGCAAGGTTCCCCATCTCGTACTTGGATCCGCGTGACATTCATGGCGCCAGACAAACAAGGCAGGCTTTGAGACCTGCACAGGCTGCGACTGAGTGAGCAAACTCCGGTGGAGCTGCCTTCGCTGCGCGTTGGAAATCCCAACCTACAGTTGCGCCTCTGCGTCATCATTGCAGGGTTTAAAAGGAGGTTGTACGGCCATCTGCCGTAGAGGATGTTGGAAGTCGATGCGGCTCTATCCCCCCTGGGACCCAGCCGCCTGGGTATCGG